GAAATGATGGCATTGGCTCTTGAAGAATTTGACATTCTGCAAGGAGGAAGCCACTCAACGCCAACTCGGCGTGATATTGCTGGCAGCTTGCGCCCAGCAATAAATAAGAGTAGATTGGAGACAAATCTAGTATTTTTTAGAAGAAACACTTACTTAACCATAATGGCACCAGATAATGAACAAAATAAGCGCAAGCGATCGCGCAAGGGCGGAAAAGGAAAAGGGAAAGCTGCAGCTCCCAAACCCGCCCCTAAACCCCAACCAAAAAAGAGCAGCAAGGGCAAAGGAAAAGGCCCCGGACCCTTAGCACCCCCCAAACCCAGAGGTCCACACTACCCAGGAGAAGCCTTCATCAGAAACCAAAGCTTTCAAAGTTATGTCACGAACTCTCCCATTCCAGTCAATCTTGGTGGAAAAACCATGAACTGTGTCTATTTTGACCGTTTAATGGAATTTACCACGCCAGATGACGGAAAGATGAGTTTCACGATTAAGCCTAGTTTGCGAGAATCACTCATTGTTAAAAGCACAGGTGATAAGGCGAGCGGTAAGGACGTTAAAAGTTCTTACTTGTTCAATGGTGGTGCGGGTTCCCACAACTCTTTTGATTATAAACACAAAGGTTATTATGGAACATCCAATTCCTCAGGCTACCACCTTACCTTTCCCAAGGGAACCAACACTGTTTGGATGGATGGAGTTGCCGAGTTTGACGTAAACGCGTCAGGCGTTCAGCTAGTGAGAGCTGTCCTCGACCCGATTGAGGAGTCGTACCATTTTCCAATTTCGGGAACCTCACCTGCCGGCGGTTGTGGAAGCAACATTTCCGTCGTGATGAATCGTCAGTTGCTATTGAACGATGCTGCCCATGCGGCAGAACAATTGCGATTCGGAGTCCAGTATAAGCCTGCCGGCGGAGCTTGGACCGATTTACACATGGTTACGTTGACCAATTCCAGCGGCCTAAGTTTTCAGTTGACTGTACCTGAGGGTTTGGTTCCAGCTGTTACTTGGGTTGACCTCCGTTTTGGTTTCATTTGCACTAATTTGCGCCAAGAACTCAGCATTAGCTCAGCTGCTTGGTCTGTCAACACTTTGACAAACACAATGACTGCGAATGATGGTACGGTTGATATCCATTCTCAAAATGGAGAGCTTTACGACGAACTCATGCTTCAAAACCCCGAATGCGTGGTCACTGGCGAAATGGGCTGGTGGGCGTATGAGGGTGACATGGAAAAATCTGGAGAGTGGTTGATAACAACGCAACCACAACACGCCTACCCCAGAGAAGTGCCCACGAAGGAGGAAATGTTAGGCAAAGCGCCATGGAAACGAATCCGCGTTGGAAAGGGTTGCATTGGTGTTGGATATATGAACAATATCCAAAGTGGCTTCACGCCCCACCCCTTGAATGCAACCAATCCAGGTGTCGACGATGTTCACGTTATCGTTGAAACTAATGGCCCGCAAAAAATCTCTTTGTTGATGATTCACTGTGTCTACTATGAACCAACAACCCGGTTTACCGCAACCGTGAAAGTCCCCCAAGAAGTTGGGGCAGAGACTAACCTCATTAATTTCATTAATGGGTCAGAAACGACTTTCGAAAATGAGAACCACATCCCAGCTATGATTGCCAGTGGCAAACGTGCGTTGGAGTGGGCTGGTGCTGGAGTTGCTACTATAGCAGATTACTCCGCTAAAGGCGCCAGCATGCTCATGAAGGTGTCCAAAGGTGCCGCGTTTATAGCGCCGCTACTGATGGCCGTGCTCTAGTCCTTTTTTACTATAGAGCAACCCTTTCCCTAATTTAGAGTTTTTCAATTGAACTACTCCCGAGAAGTGTTGCTTCGGCTTAGCGTGTTTACGCGCAAGGTAAAATACCACTAACTTTCAACTAGTCTTACTAACTA